ACTAAATCTTGATTTTATTAAATCAAATCTTCTTTTATATACTTTTTGGGCTTCTTTAGTATTTTTCTCTTTTTCCCCTCTTAAACTTGGCATAACATCTCTAGTTAATGATTCTTTATCTTCATCAGGATCAATCTTAACTTTTTTACCGCCTATACTGATCCATTCTTCATTATCTTTATTACTGTCGCCTTTAGAGGGATTAGATGGCATATTAAATTAATATATACTTGGTATTTAAGGTTTTTGCTTGCCTACCAACCTTCATAATGCCCAGCACTTTCAGATCCCCATAAATCAGGAACTTCACGCATAAATTCCACTTTTTGTTGCCCAAAACACGCCAAAGCAATACTATCACTATAATCATCAGCGTGTTCACTACGCACTTTTGGTTGTTGATCTTTGAATTTACCATGATCCCAATACATATATGATAACTGTTCTACTAGTTTATCCTTACTATAATCATCTAATAATGACAAATTTATCAATCTTCCTGCCCCTTTTTCATTTAATTCTTCAAATAATCGTTCTAAGTTTATATATAAATTGGTTTTATCTGATTTAAAATTGACACCATATATGCTCATATTAGGATCAACTTCTTTACATAAATCTACAAGTGTATCACCCATACCCGTTTCGTCAATGTATATTCTTCTTAACCCATATATTCTATTTAATTCTGAAATCTTTTTGGCTAATTTAGGTTGTTCAGTAGTTAATTCTGTATATATTTCAACAGGGTAAACAACGTTATCCCTCACACCTACTATGGTAATAACCGTTTCATCTGCACCTTTTCCGCTTGTATCCACGCCTGCATCATAGTATTCAAATGATTTTCTATCAACAGGGGTTAAAGATTCCTGTAAGAGATTATATGGAATTAGACTATTACCACCATCGAGAAATTCCCCATATATTTCTTGACGTTCAGCTGCCTTAGTTGTTCCTCTAATGAGTTTAAGAACCTGTGGATCGCTAGCTGCAAGTGGATTATCAAACGTAGTAACGTGGAATTGTGTCCATGGAAACTTTTGTTTATCACTATGACCTTCTATTTCTTTGGGTTGACCATGCTCATATATAATATGGGATTCCATACATGACCTGAAAAATTGACCTGATTTTCCTTTTGGTGTACTTGTGAGTAATATATGTGGTTTTGTTGTAACTGTTGAAGGTAAAAAGGCATCAAATACTACTTGTGGAATATATGCAGCTTCGTCAAGTATAGCATAATGAACTGTAAATCCCCTCAATGAATCACCTGTATCACCGATTGGTCTTACAATAAAGTTGGTTCTACCAGTTCCATCATACCATTCTAATGTAATTTCTGTCTTAATTTCTCTTGTTACTTTCTTACTAAGTGTAGGACTCATGTGTATAAACTCACTAATCTTAGATAAAATCAAGTGAGCCTGATCTTTAGATAGTGAAGCTATAACCACATTAGCCACCCCTGTATCTATATTGCTTGCAAATAATGGTGCAAAATAAGCAAAGTGTATAGCCTTCAAAGCTGCATTTGTTGACTTGCCAACTTGCCTTCCTGTTCTATATACAATGAAACGATCATAACAATCTAGAAATTTTTGATTATATGGAAATACATCAAACCCTAGATATTTATCTACAAAAAAAGAACATTTTTTAAATGACTCTACAAGTATCTTGGCGTATTCAACAGGATCTTTTACATATTCAACTGGTGGTAATTGTCTAAGACTCATCTAGTAATTCCCTACTCAGTTTAACTGTTTTTGCTATTTCGTGTTTTTGATCTTCAGTTAATGTTTCCTTTTGGGTAATTTCAACGGTTTCTCTTTTTGTCTTAATTTCATTAATAACCTTACCCAAATTGGTAAGTGAATTTATACGCTTTGTAACTTCAGAATTTAGTTCCCCATGTTGATCTTCTAAACTCTCGAAAAATACAAGTTTTTCAAAATTATTATGGAATTCTGCTTCCATTAAATCAAGTGTTCTACCACCTGTTTGATCTACTAATTTAGCAATATCTTTCCTAATTACACATAATGAATCTGCTTTAAACTTTGGACATATACCATTACCCCCTAGTTCTTGTGGTCTATATGGACAACCATTACACTCAGGTGGTAAGTTTCTAGCATAATTTAAATTTTTAAAATTAGCTGGAACTTTCTTTGGTAGTGTTCTTTTATCAATAACTAATTCTTTTTCCCCTGTTTTTAAATCCTTTTTCTCGATAATTTTAACCATATATAATTTTTTACGTTATAGTATTTAAGGCTTTTTTCTGTTCTACAAGGACTAACTTCTGATATAACTTTGCTTCATAATCTTCTAATTTTACCTTGAATGGTTTTAACTTACCATCCCATGATATAACGAGTATAACACCATATTTTATTTTTTGTCCTGTGCAAAATTCCCACATTTTACCGTATGCACATAGTTGTATAAAATAATCCTTGCTATTACATTGAGATTTAGTTTTTGGTTTTCTGCTGTTTTTAAAGTCAATTATACATAATTCCCCGTCATATTCTGCTACACAATCAGCAGTTCCCGCAAGTTCAAGTAAATCACTATATAATTTTATTTCTGTTCCATGTATATTATCTACATGATCTACTAAATGATCTGCTAATACATCAAACAATTTTTCAATATCTACTTCATATTCTTCATCTGTATTATCAAATTTTGTTATATTGTTTAACCATTTTTCTGCAAGTTCATGTATTCTATTTCCCACTTTAATACTACCTGCACCTATTTCTTCACATCTTATTTCTGCTTGGGCTTCTGTTATACCTTCATCTCTTGCAACTTTAGCTACCCAAAATGGATACCATTCTTTTGTATCTAATAGTTTTAATACAGTTGTTATGCTTGGATATATTTTACCTGCTTCTGTTTTATAAAAATGACCTTCATCTGAGTTCATAGATTCTACGAATGGTCTAACAATGTGTTCTGTTTTATGTGTAAACATTAATATATACAGGATACTTCTATAATATAAATGTTTAAAGAGATAGAAGATAGACTAGATGTTACGAATGAATTATTGCGTAAAATTGAACAACATTTGAGGAATTTAACTTTGCCCCCTGATGTTGTGGATTGGTCTAAAAAATTAGGTGTAAAACAAAAAGATTTTAAACCTGATGATTTTGTCTAGGTATTATGAGTTTTAAACGTATTTCCAGCTAATTGACTTTGACTTTGACTATCCATTTTTTCTAAATCAAATGAATCAAATTTATGTTCACCAACTTGAATAATTGTTCGTATATTAGGGTATGACCATGTTATTGATTTTACAGTGCTAGTGACATCTATACTTTTTATACTATTTTTTATTTTTATCTTATGATTTTCTCTTAAACAGTTTATATGAGTTGGTGCTTCAACTTCATATCTTTCAAGAACTTCATCATTATCTGCAATTATTCTTGTAGAAGCACTTTGTAAATCAGTTCTTGTTGTTAATTGTGGAGTGTATATACGTCTATCATATTTACCATATCTGTTTGCACTTGCTAAACCGTCACCACTACCAGTTCCACTACCGCTAGCAGAATTTCGCCAATATAATGATTGTGTGGAATTAACATCTTCATACCAATAATATATTGTTCCCGCAGAATGTGATCCAGTTATTGTAACAGTTTTGGCTTCATAATCAACTGTGTAAGCAGTTATAGTTGTGTTATTAGGTGATTCAACTCTTAAATTTGTTGGAACACCTGAAAGTGAAACAACTGAATTTGTTCCTGATCCAAAAGTTTGTTCTGCATATATATTATTTAATCTACCTACTAATTCTAACTCATTTACTAAAAGTGCATCGTCTTTACCTGTATGTGTTATTTTAAACCCTGAATTTGTGTTTGTACCTTGAACAAATTTAAATGGAGTTGCAACACCTGTTCTTTTTTCAACTGTTACTATTTTATTATTAGTAAATAATAAAGAATCAGATTCTAATAAAAGTAAATCAATACATTGTATAAATTTGCCCGTAGCTATAAATTTACCTGAAAATCCACTTGATCCAGTATTTGAACCTGCTTCTTTAAATTTAAATGAATTATCTACATTTGAAAGTATATCTTCAACTATTGACCAATTATCTTGACTATCATCATAAACATTTTTTGTTCTATTTGGACTAGTAGCTGTTCCAGTTAATATATCAGGATTAATATTTGTTTCAACTAATATTTTACCATCACCTCTAACAAATACTTGTTTTGGGCTTGTTTGATCATTAATTTTCCAAACTGTTCCTGAAAGTTTTATAGTCATAGGTTGTGATGAACTTAGGTTTATTACATCATGATCTAAATCTGTTAAATATGAGCCTTTATAAAATCTTAATTGCATTATATGACCACCCCATTTATCCGAACCACTTGAATTTGATCCAATTCGTATATTAGTTCCATTTCCATAATCAGTTGTATCTGTAAATGAAAACTCAAAAACTCCATCAAGATAACATGAAACAAGGTTATTTTCATCTCTTTTTATTCTTATAAGTCGTGGCTTTTTATTTCCAAATGATTGAGTAGTTCCTACTCGTTCAACTGCATTTGAACCACTTGCTTTTGTTTTAACAAATAATCTATATACGCTTGATACAGATTTAAATCCTACTTCAATTCCCCCATTTGTATTATATTTACTAAAAATAATTGCTTTATCCCCACTTGAATAACTGCCCAAAGATGAATCAAAATCACAATAAACATACAAATCAAATTGTTTTGACATATCTAATCTTGAATTATTAGGTATATCATAATGATCTGTTGAAGATTCATCAAATTTTAATGTATATTGAGATTGAAATTTTGCATTGTTATTTGAAGCATTAGGTGATTCAAATCTACTTGCAGGTAAATCACTTGAAGGATTCATATTATAACCCCCTTCATCATTAACAGTTAATTGAAAATTATATATTGCTGATAAATATTCTGTATCTACTATATCTTGAATATATGTTAATCTGTCATTAACATCAATTTTTGTTCCCATTCCAAATTTAAAAACACCTTGATCAACTGTTCTAGTTCCATATCTTGTTACGGTGGAAGAACCTATTTTTTCATCTCTTGTTGAAGTTATATTACCCGAACTGTTAATTTGATTAACAACTACCTTACAAATAGCCACTATGCTTTCGCCACCGCACTAATCATTTTTGACATATTCCCTGTTGAATTTGCGGTTGTAGCACTAACTTGAAGATCATAAGTTGAACCAGCTGTTAATGAAGTTAATGTTTTACTTGTTGCAGATCCAGTATAATCTTCAGTAGTCCATTCAGCATTACCTGTTTTGTATCTAATTCTATAACCTGTTAAAGAAGGATTACCTGTTCCAGTATCAGTAGGATTAGCCCAAGTTAAGTCAATTTCACCTGATGATGAACCTGTTGAAGCTGAGAAATTTATTGGTGGTTTTGCTCCATCACCATTATATAATGTAACAACATTACCTTCCATGAATTTAACATTAGCTGTTGCAATAACAGGTGACATGGAATTAATTGTAGCTTGCATAGATGCAGTTGTTCCACCCCAACTAATAACATCTTGGTTAGTATCATCTACTACTGCTAATTCAAAAGCATCATCAATACTTATTGGTCTAAATTGATTTTTCATTCCTAACATTTGTTCCCAAATTGTTTTTGAATTACCTGAAAATCCTGATCCTGTAATTTGATTAGTAGAATAATTTATTAATTTCCAAGTTAAATTTACTTGTGTAGAGTTTCCTTCTACTTTTACCAAAATTTGTTCCGCAGAATCTTCTTCAGGTAAAGGTGTAGGAGTTACAGGTGTATTTATTTGAAAATTAAATGTATCAAATACAGGGATAGACCATTTCATTATAGTTGTTCCTGATGTATTTAATTTTCTAAGTTCTAATTTATATGCCATTATATCACCTAACTAAACCTATGATTCCTCTTTTGATTTTCAATTTGTTCTTGAACTGGTGGTGCAATAGCATCAGGACTACCTGCATGAACTTCACCTGATGGTTCAACTATATAAACTTGTGTATTATTATTGTCTTGATTACTTCTACCTCTTGCATCTACCACCGCATTATCTTCACGAGCTGCACCGCCCCCACTATCATCACCAATACCAAGCCAATTTAATAAAGGTTGTAAAAATTCCCATATTTTTTCAAAAGCTGTTATAATAGATTGAACCCAACCTTGTAAAGTATCCCATGCAGGTTTTAAAGTATTGGTAACTGCTGTTGACATACTACTAAACCATCCTGTTAAAGTAGCCCAAGATTCTTCAAGTGTTGTAAGTGTTGTTGATAATGCAGTATCCCATGCTTCTGATATACCTAATGCAATTTCACCTAAATCAATATCTAATAATTTAACTGCTTCCCAAATACCTGCTATTGCACCTATAATTGGGAATAATTTTAATACTTGCCACCAATCTATACTTGTTAATATTCCATATAACATACCAAGTGGGTTTTTAAGAAATTCTACAAAGGCATTTCCAAGTGTACTTCCCCATTGTCGCATTATTGGTGCTAAATATCTATAAAGTGGTAAAGCCACCGTTCTTAAGAAATATATCATAATTGGTCTTAAGAAAAATCCTACAAAGTCACCGATTGGTCTAAATATCATTAAAATTGAAGTGTTAAACAGTTTAAGCATACCTTGTAACATTGGTGAAGATTGAACTACTAAAGATGATATTTTTTGAACCATTTTCATTATTCCCGTTACTCCTACTGCAATAACAGCTAATTTTCCCATATTTTTCATCATACCGCCTTGTGAACCGCCACCGCCACCCATACCTGAAAATAAACCTGCTATACCGCCTTTACCTTGACCGCCTGATCCTGCACCACTAGATCCGCCACCACCTAAATTGTTTAGTCGCTTCTCTAGCTCCCGTATCTTAGAATCGTCTATTACGACCTTAAGGGTGTATTGCTCAACCAAGTTTGTTTAACTCCCACATTATCGAACAAATTTGTTATCAATTCGATATTTATAAGTATTGTATTCATTAAGTATTGAGCAGGTTGTTTATCAACCTGTTCTTTATCCCATTTAAATAGCAAAGCACAAATAGCGTATATATAATTAATTACTGAGTCGGGTTCGCCATTATCGAATCCAAGTTTCCCCCGCTTCCCATCCCAAGATTGTTCATATATATCTCTAAAGGGAGTATTTCGAGCATCTTTCCTATTACAGCGGTCATTTCCTTTGCCCCGACCTTTTTCATTTCTGTTTGATTTTGGAAATCAAATGATTCACTTCTGACAGATACACGTAATAATCTATCTGTAAATTTATTAAAATCAAGATTTCCTTCTTTTGTTGAATCTTTAATTATACTTTGAAAATCGCCCCATGGTATATCATCTTTAAATTTAATAGCAATATTATTACCATTTAAAGGTAAAGTAACTTCTACTTCTTGCATGATTATATAAAATATACTTTATATATAAAGGTATCTATGTCCAGTTAAATATAGCAGTTGCATCTACTGAAGTTGCGACTACACTTCTACAAGTAAAATCAAATTCTTGTAAAAGTAATTCACCGGGATTTACTGAAGGTGTTCTATGAGTAGAAAGTCCTACTCCTGTAAATAATAATGTTAAACTTCTTTCAGCTGCATTAGTTAATCCATTTGTAATTGTAATTTCCATTGTTGCGACTTCACCTCTAGCCACTACTTTATCTAGTGCATCTGCATTTTCAAATGCTAATATTACTTTACCTGTCATTTCTAATAATTGAGGATATGCAGATTGAGCATCAGCACTTCCTAAAGCCCATAATAATTTTTGATTTCTGTTAATTGTTAATTCTAAATCTTGGACTTTTACTAAATCTGTTCCATTAGGCATTTCTATACTTGAATGAACAAAATTCATAGCAGTAAAAGAAGCATTGTTAGGAATTGTTGAATCTAAACTTGTGCTTATTGCATCTTCTTTTCCCCATGCAAATGTTTCAGTAATAGAAACAGGGTTATCAATACTTGTTTTTAATTGAATTGTTTCAGTTACACATCCTTTAGCATTTCTAACTACATTTTCACCTGTTAAAGCTGCCCCAAATTCTAAATGTTGTGTTTTTGGAACTCTAATATTAGCATTTAATGTTGGATCACTTTTCCAAATTCTTTTTATTTGAGTATTATTAGTTGTGTTATCTTGTGTTACGGGGTTGTTAAATAATCCTGTAAGCCAATATGAATTTCCCAAAGTATATTCGATTGAACAACTTCCAGCATTTCTACCATAAAGAAAAGCTTCGACTTCAGGTGTATATAAAGTAGGTAAAGATTGTTGATTATTAGTCCATTCAAGACCTGAAATTTTAGCATCAAAGCCTAATGCGTGTTCTACTGTTCCGCCTGCTCCAAATGTATTCTCGAAAGATCTTATTACATAAGCACTCGATGCACTACTAACCATATATATAGCCTGTGTTGGAAGTATATAAGATTTATGGGTTTAATCTTATACCACTTACACTTACCATATATCTAAACAAATTTCTGTATTCTTCATTTAATGAAGTTATACCTTCAGGTAAAAGTTGTATATATGTTCTATTATTGATTGTAGGAACAACATTAGTTTTAATTATTCTCATTATTTCATTAACCATTTCTAAACACCTATTTTCAGATAAACTTGTTCTAATATCTATAGATATTGAAGAATCGTGTAACCAATCGTAAGTGAATTTAGTTGCATCTGTAGAATCACCCTGCATTAAACTATATATTTGAGGATTTTCAGCATCTATGCTTATAATAACTTCATTATAACCTCTAGATCCCAATCCTACAACTTTTTTGTTCCATTGTGTGCTAAATACAGGTTTTTGACCGCCTGAGCCATTTTTCCATTTATTTTTCAATAATTCTACTATATCATTAGCAAAATCTAAACCCATAAATCCTTCTGTCATTATTTTATACTACCTACCTTACTCATAACTTTATTTCCTTTTCTGAGATATTTATTTATTGCCCTTACTTGTTTTGACACTTTATTAAGAGTTTTTGATAATTGACTATTAGACGTTTTTGAGCTTGATCTACGCCTTGTAACAATAGCCCCACGCTTTGAAATCAACGATTTTATTCCTTTTTTCATAAATCTTTTTGGTGCTATACCATCTCTATTTATTTTTTTAAGTATTTTAGAAGTAACTATTCGTGATTCTTCAGGATCAGTTATTCCTAATTTTCCTTCCACCCATATTCTAAGAGCATCAAAATTAACCCATTTTCCCGGTGGTAATCCAAATTCAACAAAAAAAGCATAATTTGTATCTGCTACTACTGCTTTAAAATCACCTTCAAAATCGGGTTTTATATTTTGTCTTAAATTACCTGTAAATGTAATGTCATCTTTTCCAATTTGTTTTTGTATTTTTTGTATTAATTCTTTTTGAACATTATCAGTAAGTCTATTTATTTCTTTTAAATTATCTTTATGTGCTTCTGCTTTATCTTTAATATTATTGTAATGTTGAAATGCTTGCCACATTTGTTGTTGTTGTTGTTCTGATCCACCCCCACTTTGAATTCCTTGAATTAAAGATTTACTTCCTCGAATTAAAGATTTACCGCTTTTATTTTTCATCCCTTTTTTAGATTGTGATGCCATTTTGCCTGCCTGTTTAGCTACTTGCATAGCCAATCTTAAACCTGTCATAGCCACACGAGCCACCATACCTGCTATTACTGGTAAAACCAAACTACCACACCGGAGTTATTTCGCTTCTGCTCCACAAAATATTATCTATTTCTTTTTGCCATCTATCCATAACTTTATCTTTATTGATGTTTCCTTCACCACCATAAGCAATTTGTGACATGGTAAAATCACTTGCTAAAATATCAAGACAAGTCATAAGTTTACAACATTTTTGAATATCTCTTGGAATAGTTTCTGTTTCTGAAATACGTTCTTCTTGTTCGCCACCATAACGATAAGTAACTCTAAATCTGTTTGCTCTAAGTATTGTAAACAAATATCCTCTTAAATAAATTACACCTTTAATTTCTTGAAAATATATTATACTGTCATTATCATTTGATGTTGGTG